GGTCGCGTGATCGATCTGGCGCCGCCAGACTTCGCTCGATTGGCCCCAGTTTCGGCTGGGATCGCACACGTCAGCATCACCAGCCTGAGGGTCCTGCCGCCGCCGACCGACGCTCCAGTCGAGTCGTCCGGCAGGCCGGTGCGCTTCCTGTGCTGAAGCGTGCGCTGTACGCGGCATGCTTCCTCGCGGGGCTGTTCATCGGGGCCTGGTTCTCGATCCCCATGCTGGAGGGAACCGCCGGGTGATCGAGCTCAAGACGCTCTACCGAGGCTCGGACAACGAGTCTGGCCTCGAGGTCCTGCTGTTCCTCGCCTTCGTCAACGAGCTCGGCCAGGTGAACTTCGTCGGGACCGACGAGGACGGCCAGGTAATCAGCAAGCACTACTCCGACGTCAAGCTCAACTGGCGCTACGACCGCGAAAAGCGAGATTGGATCGACATCGATCTGCCCATCGACGAGTAGTCCATTGCGCACAGGTGCGCACACCGGCTAGAGTGCGTGCAACTTCAGAACCCCACTCGGCGCGGAGGAGCGTCGGGCCCGGACGGACGGGTCGGCCTCGGGTACGGCCGACCCGTCCCCTTTTGAGGGCACATGGACATCGAGTACGGAGCCTCAGGGCAGTTCTCGGGCAACCATCGCAAGTGCCCGAAGGCGAGCTGGCCTCACGGTCATTCGTACCGCGTGCTGGTCGTGGTGACCGGCGACCTGAACCCCGTCGACGGCTCGATCCGGGGATCCGAGAACCTCGGGATCGAGGTCGACAGGCTGCTGGACACCCTGGCCTTCCAGGATCTCGAGCAGGCTCTGCCAGGATCGTCGACAGGGATCGTCGGGATCGCCACTGCGATCGCGGGCAGCCTGCAGCCGCTGTTCTCCAAGATGACCGAGGTCGTGGTCGAAGACCTCGCGTCCCACGAGGTCGGGAGGGTAAGACGGCAACCGCGCGGGTTGTAGGCTTCGAGCTCACGATCCCGGCTCGTCATCTGGTTCCCAACGACTGGAACCCCAACGTGATGACGCCGGAGGAGGAGTCGAAGCTCCGGCACATCATCCGGACCTATGGCTTCCTGGATCCGTTGACCGTCCGCCCGTTCCCGGATCGGATGGGCTTCTTCCAGGTCATCGACGGTGAGCATCGGCTGGCCATCGGAGCCAATGAGGGGATCGAGGACTTCCCCTGCTGGGTCGTAGAAGCGGACGACACGACGGCTCGTGAGCTCACCCCGATCCTCAACGAGATGCGGGGCCACCACGACGAGAAGAAGCTCGGCTCCCTGCTCTCGGACCTGATGAAGCGCCGGGACGAGGACTCGCTCCGGGCCGTGATGCCGTTCAGCAAGGACCGGTTCGACCAGCTCGTCGGCGTGAAGTCGATCGACTGGGGAGCCCTGGAGCAGAAGCGGGTCACCGGCAACGGCGCCGGTCAGCCGTCCGGCGAGCGGTGGGTCGAGCGGGTCTACCGCATGCCCGCGGACGTCGCCGAGGTGGTTGACCAGGCGATCGCGAAGGCGAGAGAGGAGGCCGACGTGAAGAACGATTGGCAGGGCCTCGAGATCCTCGCCGCGGAGTACATGGGCTCGTGAGCATGGGCAAGTACGACTACGACGCGCTGGAGAAGGAGTTCATCCAGACCGACCAGTCGATGTCGATCCGGCAGTTCGCCAAGGACCACGGGATCACGTCCTGGTCGGCGCTGAACGTCCAGGCGAACAAGCGCGACTGGGACCAGAAGCGCAAGGACTTCCACCAGCGGGCCACCGAGAAGGCGATTGCGGTCGCCGGTGACAAGATGGCCACCAAGATCATGTCGATCCGCGAGGACATGCTCGAGGTCATCCACGCTGCCACGATCAAGATGGGCCTGGACATGCAGGACCGGGTCATCACCCACACCCGGGAGAACGGAACGACCTGGGACGAGATCATCCCCGGCCAGTCGGTCACGCCGGACCACCTGTCCAAGCTGATCGACAAGTTCCTGCTCCTCACCGGCAACGCCACCAGGGTCACGGAGGAACGCAGCACACGTGACGTCTCCGTCGACTTCACCGGTCTCCCCACAGACCTCACTCGAGCGATTGCGGACTACGCTTCAGGGCTTGAGCCGCGAGCAGATAGTCGCCCTCGGCTCCCAGGCCAGAAGGTCACTGGTCCAAACTGACTCCGTTGAAGGGCTGATCGCCTACAACGAGTACGTCCTCCAGTACAAGGCGGCCGAGCACCACCGGGAGATGCTCGAGTTCATCTACGAGTGCATCGCCAACCGCGAGAACGGGGTGGTGCTCGAGCCCCGCGGCGCTGCCAAGACGACGCACGGCGACACCGGTCTCGGGGCCTGGCTGGTCAGCAACTTCCCGGACATCGCCATCGGGCTGATGTCGAACACGCAGGACCTGGCGGACGGGTTCTCGCGGGCGATCCGCCAGACGGTCGAGGAGAACCCGCGGCACGTCGAGCTCTACGGGTCGCTCAAGGGCCTCGGGAAGTGGACCGACAAGGAGTGGATCCGCAAGGACTCGGCCCTGGTCGGGACGAACAACGCGACCGTGTACGCCCGGGGTGTGGGCGGCGCGATCATCTCGAAGCGGTTCGACATCATCATCTGCGACGACATCCTCGACGAGGAGAACTCGGCGACGCCGGAGCAGAGGCTGGCGGTCCAGGAGTGGCTGCTCAAGACCGTGCTCCCGTGCCTCAAGCCGGAGGGCGTCGTGATCGTCCTCGGCACCCGCTGGGCGGTCGAGGACGTGTACGAGGTCCTGATCTCGCCGCCGGAGAAGATGGTCGGCAACGAGAAAGGCCGCGGCTGGAAGAGCCTGGTGCGCAAGGCGCTGATCGGCGACCTGACAGACCGGTCGACGCTCCGGAGCTACTGGCCTGAGTACTGGCCGCTCGAGGAGCTGTTCAAGCGGTGGACGGCCCTGGGCACGCCGCTGTTCATGTGCACCATGCAGAACGACGTGTCGGGTCTGCTGGCGGGGAACATCTTCCCGTCGAAGTTCCAGTACTTCGACGAGCTGCCCGAGGGCCACAAGTACACGATCAAGATGGGCGTCGACCTCGCCTCCTCCGAGAAGGAGCGGGCCGACTTCACGGCCAGGGTGCTGGTCGCCCGGGACATCTGCCCTGACTGCACGCGCAAGGGCCACTACTACGTCCTCTCGGTCGCCCGTGACAAGCGGGAGACCCACCACGTCGAGTTCATCCACGACGGGTGGCTTGCGTACCCGAACCTCGGCCTGGTGATCTGCGAGAGCCAGCAGTTCCAGTCGACGCTGATCCAGGAGGTGATGCGCGACTACCCCCAGATCCCGATCGAGGGCCGGAAGTCCGACACCGACAAGACGACTCGAGCTCGCGCCGTGGCGGCGAAGTACGAGGCGGGCATGGTGTGGCACCGCCGGACCCTCGAGGGATCGGACTTCGAGTCCGAGCTCCGGGCGTTCCCCAAGGGGCATGACGACATGGTCGACGCCGAGGGCTTCGCCATGGACCTCGGGGGCGACGAGTTCTACTTCACCAGCGTCCGGAGGAGATAGCGTGGCCGAACGGAAGTTCCGGGACGGGAAGCGCGAGATCCCCGACTACATGGACGACCTGATGCGCGGCATCGAGACCGAGCGCCTGACGTACGAGGAGTCGATCGTCGCGATGAACCGAGCCATGGTCGGCCAGCACATCAACCGCGCCATGGATCGCCTCACCGCTGGCCACATGTCCCTGCACGCGGAGCGGCGCCGGTGAGCGCGCTGACGACGATCTCCAACGCCTTCAGGTCACGCCAGGACGCGATCCCGTCGCAGGTCGCCATGGCCACCTTCCGCGAGAAGGGCCGGGTCGCGAAGTCCAACGCGCAGCTCTACCGGCACTGGTCCGAGCACAGCGAGTGGGTCCGGGCGGCGATCAACATCCGCAAGGGCCAGGTCAGCAAGGCCGACTGGGAGATCGTCCAGGCCGACCCCGACGGACCGGCGCCGGACATCGGGCTGAAGAACGAGATCCGCGACCGGCTGCTGTTCGCCAACCCCAAGGCCGAGAGCTGGCGGACGTTCATCGAGGCGGTCGTCGAGGACATCCTGGTCCTGGACGCCGGGTCGATCGAGATCGAGCGCAACTTCCGCGGCGAGCCGCTGTACCTCCACGGCGTCGACGGCGCGACGATCCGCGTCAACAGCCTGTGGGACGGCGAGCCCGACGAGGCCAGGTACTTCTGGTACCCGGACAACTTCGAGCGGGCGAGCTGGAAGAACAGCGAGTTCATCTACATCATGGAGACCCCGCGGACGAACAGCCCGCTCGGTCTCAGCAAGCTCGAGACGCTCAAGCTCGCGATCGACTCAGAGCTCGAGGGATCCAGCTACAACGCCCGGAACCTGCGCAACCCGATGCCGGACGGCCTGCTCCACCTCGGTGAGGGCGTGCCGCCCGAGAAGGTCGATGCGTTCAAGGCGTTCATGGCTGCCGAGGTGTACGGCCTGGGCTCGGTCGCGGTCACCGGTGGCGGGAAGAACCCGTCGTTCACGAAGTTCCATGACTCCAACCGCGACATGCAGTACATGGAGTTCATGGTCTACCTGATCAAGAAGATCGCGGTCGTGTTCGGGATGCACTCGAGCGACCTGGACTTCGGTCAGGACGTCAACCGCTCGACCGCCGAGACGCAGGACACCCAGACCGAGGACCGCGGCCTGCGGACGCTCACGGACCTGATCGAGGCCCACATCACGCGCGAGTACGTGTGGGACGAGGGTTTCGGCGGCCAGGCCAACAACCTGAAGTTCAAGTTCACCAACCTGAACCTGGCCGAGTCGCTCAAGCTCGCCCAGTACTACAAGCTCGCGCTTGCGGGCATGCCCTGGGAGTCGGTCAACACGGCGCTCAAGGCCATGGGCAAGCAGCCCCTGGGCCCCGAGTTCGACCACCTGATGATGGTCACGCCGCAGGGCGCGATCGACCTCACCGACATCCCGACCGGTCGCGAGTTCCTCGACGCGAAGAAGCCGCCCGAGCCACAGCCCCAGGTCGGCGACGGGAAGCCGAAGCCCCCGCAGATTGGCAATGGGAAGCCGAGCGGCGGCTAGGCCGCCGACTGCTCGCCAGATCGAGTGCTTCGATGCATACGCCCAGGAAGGTGACGCGGCCAGGGCCGCCAGGAGACTGGCGATTAGCGTGCAGCGGCTGCGTCACAATGTCGGGGAGCACAATCGGAGGCTGGGCGCCAACTCCAGCCTCCAGGCTGCGTGGATCCGATGGGGGAAGAGGGAGCAGTGACAGCGGTGGCTGAAGAGGTTCCGGCGGCGTTCTACGACACCGAGTACTTCAACGCAGGCACGAAGTCGAACTACAAGCCGTACGGCCCGGGCAACTGGGCCGAGCAGGCCGTCGACATGATCTACGGCAACCTGGATCCGAAGCCGACCTCGATGGTCGACGTCGGGTGCGCCTACGGGTTCCTGGTCGAGCGGATGTGGAACGGCTGGGGCGTCTCGTCCTGGGGCTTCGACATCAGCGAGTACGCGATCAACGAGAAGGGCTACTGGGCCCGGACCTGGGTCGGCGACGCCGCGGACCCCGACGCCTGGGACCGGATCCCGACGACCGACCACAAGGTCGATCTCGTGGTCTCGATGGAGACCCCGGAACACCTGTCAGAGCGCCAGGCCAAGGCGTTCCTCGAGCTCGCCCACGAGCACGGGAACCGGGCGCTGCTGCTGATCGCGATCCCGGGCGAAGGCGAGGATGGCGACCTGTCGCACATCAACGTCAAGCCGATGTCCTGGTGGGAGGACGCGGCACAAGCTGCTGGCTGGGAAGTCTCGGACTCCAGCCTGTTCAACAACGACTGGCGTTCGAGCCAGATGGGCTGGGCAGGGCGTTGGCTCGCCCTGTCGAAGGAGGCATAGGAATGGCTGCTGCCATCTCGGCCCGGAGCGGTTCGGGCACGATCATCAAGGCGCAGACCGCGGTGCACGTCGAGGTCACCGGGGCCGAGGCGAACGTCGGCGGCGGGAAGTCGGGAACGATCACCGCCAACACGCTCGCCAACCCGACGGTGGTCACCTCGACCGCCCACGGTCTCCAGACCGGCGATCACGTCACCATCGCGGGCTCGAACTCGACGCCGACGATCAACGGCGATCGCGCCGTCACGGTGATCAACGCCAACTCGTTCTCCGTCCCGGTCAACGTGACCGTCGCGGGCACCGCTGGCACGTGGTCGTTCACCGTCGACGCCGAGGCCCGCAACTTCGGCGCCGAGCGCCGGTACTACATCCTCGTCGACGCACCCGTCGGCGTGGACGACGCCCGGAGCCAGGTCTTCCAGCCGAGCTCCGACGGCAAGTTCACGTACGACGACTACATCTTCCCGGCGGCTGGCAGCTACACGCTCCGGCTCCGGGACATGGTCGACGACACCGACGTCGCCACGGCTTCGGTCACGGTCGCCGCTTCCTGACCATTCCTCGGGGGGTCGCCTCACAGCGGCCCCCCGTTCGTTCCTAGGAGAAGGCATGCCGGTCGATTGGAGCAAGATCCAGAACCAACTGGGCTCGCACAAGCACGTGGCCACGGACGTCCTGGATCCCGAGACGGGTGAGCCGTCTGCTCCGTCCGGCGATCAGTTCGTCACGCAGGAGACGCTGGACGAGGCGCTGGCGGCTCTCGACTTCCCGCCGGACGTCATCAACAACTTCGTGACCAATGTCGCGCAGCACGACACGTTCGTGACCGAGCTCACCACGAACGACACGTTCATCTCCCAGACGGTGAACGAGATCACCGCGGTCACGAACAACAACACGTACATCAACCAGATCACCCAGAACGCGACGTTCGTCACCAACGTCACCAACCAGATCAACGGCAACATCAACGCCAAGAAGGGCGCCGCCAGCGAGCTCGCGACCCTCGACAGCAGCAGCAAGCTGACGGCGTCGCAGATCCCGACGGTCCTGACCAAGCGCGCCGTGAACATCATCATCGGCGACGGCGTGTCGGCAATCGCGGCAGGAACCAAGGCTGCGGTCGAGATCCCGTTCGCGTGGTCCGGCATCGACTCCTGGCGAGTCGTCAGCGTGGACAACACGTCCGGCTCGATCTCGGTCGACGTCAAGAAGGGCACCTACGCCAATGGTCCGGGCACGATCGCCTCGATCGCTGCGTCCGCCAAGCCGACCCTCTCGAGCGCGGTGAAGAACCAGGACACGACGCTGACCGGCTGGACCAAGACCGGCTCGGCTGGCGACTGGCTCTACTTCATCGCCGAGGCCACTCCCGCGACCGTGAAGCTGGTGGCTGTCAGCCTCGTCCTGGTCATCTGATGACCGTCGTCAAGAGCACGCCGGTTACGTTCCCGTCCGGGGACTCGGGTAGCCATGTGCTCTGGTCGGGCCTCGTCAACAACCAGTTGGACATCGTTGTCACAGTAACCGAGACACCGGCAGCGACGGCTGACGGGATGAACATGCGGATCGATGCGGGCGCGTTCCACATCGATACGGGCATCTCACCCAAGGATCATGGCTGGGTCGAGACCAGGACGGTGCGGTTCGCTGGCTCACCGCCATCGAGCCTGACGGCCGGGGACAACTCGGGCAACCCTCCATCCGCAGGGCTGACACAGATCACCGTCAACGTGAACCTGCCTGGGAACTCCACGACATGGGTGATGTCTGACGTCAGCGTCAAGCAGAACGGCGTCGAGGTGGTCAACTCCTCCGGACCGGCCGGATCGGTGGTCATCGTCTGATGACCTTCCCGGCACTGATCTCGATCACGCAGGGCACGGACGGCACCGAAACCGACACGACCTTCAGCATCACCTGTCCTGCCGTCTTGGCGGGCGATCTGCTGCTCATGGTCGCTGCGACTCGCTACGGGTTCAATGGTTCGGGCACGCGCCCTTCGGGCTGGTCGGCGCTGTACTTCTCGAATGGGCAGGCAGCACGAGCGGACTGGAAGATCGCCGACGGGACCGAGGGCGGCACGACGCTGACGTTCAGCAGCTCCTCGGGCGGCAGCAACAGCCACGTGGCCTTCGAGCTGTACGTCATCCGTGGCGCCATCGCGCTCGCGCCAACAATCTCTGGGCTTCTCGATAACTCGCTTGGTCAGACGTTCCCGGACATCACCGCGCCGTCAACCAAGGACAACCTGTGGATGGTCTGGGGGACATGTACGCACGGGGGTGCACTCGACTCCAGGACAGGCCCAACGGGCTTCACCGACAGCCGCGGAGGCATTGACACGGGCGGGTTCGAGGACGTGGGCGTCTGGCGGGCATTCCGCTCCGTCAACGCTGGCTCGCAGACCGGGCTGACATACACGTCATCGAACCAGTTGGATCACTCACTCTCGTTCGTCATCCAGCCCGCCCTGGTGCCTTCCGTTTCGGCTATCGCCGTGATCGTTTGATGGAGGAGAGCTCGTGACCGCGCTGAACGATCTCCAGAAGGCGTTCCTCAAGAACATCCTGGTCTCGAAGGACGGCATCATCGATCCGGCGACGGGTGCGCCTCTCGACTGGGCGGCCCTGTCCAGCGGTCAGCCGCTCGACTCGGACCTGACCGCCATCGCCGCCCTGACCCCTGCCAACGATGATGTGATCCAGCGCAAGTCAGGAGCGTGGACGAACCGCACGATCGCGCAGCTCGTCTCCGACCTCGGCCTGGCCTCCACCTACCAGCCGCTGGACTCGGACCTGACGTCGATTGCGGCGCTCGCGACCACGACCTTCGGTCGCTCCATCCTGGCCCTGGCAGCGGGTTCGTCCGGCATGGTTCCCGTCTCGAACGGGACGGTCCAGGCGATGGCTTTCCCGCCTGGATACGAGCTCGGCTACGCCGAGGCTACCGGTCAGACGTCAATCACCGCGACCAGCGCGGCGACGTCGCAGACGGTGCTGACCGCACCCAGCGTCACCTGTGATGGTGTCCAGTCCATCTGGGTGGAGATCTTCACCCAGTCGCTCAAGAATGGCGGGGGCTCAGGAAGCGGAGCGTTCCTCGAGTTGTTCGACGGGTCGACGGACCTGACGCTCCTTGCGTGGGTGAACAGCGACGGATCGGCTACCGGGGGTCCGATACTTGTCCGGCGTAAGTTGACCCCGAGTGCCGGGGCCCATGTGTTCACGGCTCGTGTGTGGCGTCAGGTTGCAAACGGCAACTTCGGTGGTGGGTCATCCGGTTCCGAGAAGTCGTACATTCGAGTCAGCGCCGCGTAGGTATAGAGGAGGTCACCATGGCAACAGGCAAGACGACCGGGCGCCGCGGTGGCACCCCGGCCGACAAGGATCTCGCGGAGAAGCGCGAGGAGCGTGCCGAGATCATCTCGGACGCCAACAAGCAGGAGCTCGCGGACCAGAAGGACACGCTCGCCCAGGCGAAGAAGGACGACGCGCCGTTCGTCCCGAAGCTCGACGACGCCGGAGCCGCCGAGCAGCAGCAGGCCAGCCTGGACGCCAACACGGTGGACAAGAAGCTGGCCGACAAGGGTCTCGATGGCCCGCCGGTCGTGGCACCCGTCCTCGAGAAGTCGAAGGGCAAGCTCAAGCTCACCCACTACAGCGACTCGACCTTCGAGTACACCCCGGTCAAGGACAAGGTCCGCCAGGGCGAGCTCTCGGGGATCTGGGTCGAGGGATCCGGCTTCCCTCGCGGCGAGGTGATCATCGACGTCCGCCGGAACGACGTCGGCGACCACGCCCGCATGAGCACCATGACCGATCCGGAAGGAAACTTCATGGTCCAGCTCGGTCTCATTACCGGTCCTGGCACGTGGCTGGTGCACGCTGAGAGCCTGACCACCGAGGTCGGCGAGGGCCGTGAAGACGGTCTCCCGCTGATCAAGGAGACGAAGCCGATCGAGCTCGAGGTGTCGTGATGACGGAGATCAACCGGACCCAGACCAAGGGCGGCAAGACCGGGTCCACCCCCAAGCCGGAGGGCCCCAAGGGCTCCGGCCTCGACAAGGGCGCGAAGTCCACGAAGGAGCGCGTCGACGAGCAGAAGCGGGAGATCAATGGCTGACAAGGACGAGACCGCCTCCACCGAGGAGGGCACCGAGTCCAACGAGGTGGTCAATCCGGAGTCGGAGAAGCCCACCAAGACCGAGCACGCCCAGAGCCCGTCCGAGTTCTTCAACCCGGACGACGAGCTCGCGGCCCGCGCGGTCGATCCGCCCAAGAACCACGCCACCAAGGGCATGACGACCCTCGGCCACACCGAGGCCAGCCGCGTCCAGGACGAGGTCGCACCGCCGACCAAGGAGAAGTGATGGCACGCGAGACGGGCGAGAACATCGACAAGCCCTCGAAGAAGGCCCAGGAGACCGGCGAGGGCAAGAACGCCGAGGAGGAGGCGGACCTCGAGGGCTACACCGGCCCCGACGGGTCCAAGAGCCTCGGCTACCTCAAGCACGAGCCGGTGCAGGACAGCTCAGGGCTGGGCTCGGACGCGGACGACGCGGGCCGGACCAACCAGGAGCCCGGGGCCAACAGCGGCGCCTCGCCGCAGGACCCGCCCAAGCCATGAACGTCCCCAACTGGGTTTGGGTGGCTGCGCTGATCGTCCTGATCCTGGTGATCTTCCTGTTGCTTGGTCACCCGATCAAGATCAACTAGCCCCCTCCCTCCCGAGGAAAAGACCCCCGACCCAGACGGGGGTCTTTCCTTTCCCGGCGCCGGTGCTGTATCGTGCGAGCGAATACCAGCACAGGGACGCACACACGTGCGGACCACGCCGGACGGACGGCGAGCACCACAGGTGCTTAGTCGTCCCCTCTGATCCCCCACCATCTGCCCTATCGGGCGTGGAGGTTTCGTGGCGCGCGTGTTCTGGTATGGCGACGCTGGCTGTCACACGGGGTTCGCCCGGGTGACCCACGCGATCGCAGGACGGCTGGTCCAGAAGGGCCACGAGGTCCACGTCCTGGCCCTCAACTACCCGGGTGACTGGGTCGAGGGCCTCGAGGGGCTCCGGCTCTACAAGGCCAACTCCCCGGACCCGGCGGACTTGTTCGGGGCCAGGAAGATCGCCGCGGTGCTCGAGAAGGTCCAGCCGGACGTCACGATCGTCCTGCACGACCCAGCACACCTTGTGCGGATGCTGCTGCGGAACCCCGCCGATCCGGGCCGGGTGTTCATGCAGGCGGCGCCGATCATCGCCTACATGCCGGTCGACGGGTACAACTACCCGCCCGAGATCACGGACATCCTGCCGCAGATCGTGAACCCGGTCGCCATGGCGACACACGGGCTCTCGGTCTTCCCCCGGGCTCAGCTCGCGTACCACGGCATCGATCCGACGCACTTCTGGGCCGTCAACGACGATCCGATCCCGTTCCGAGGGACGCTCCTCGAGGACAAGCGTGACTGCAAGATCGCGCTCGGCTTCGATCCCGACAAGAAGCTGGTCCTCCGGGTCGACAAGAACTCCGGCCGGAAGGACTTTGCGGCCACGATCCACGCGCTGGGTCCGATCCTCGAGAAGGACCGGGACGTCCAGCTTCATCTCCATGCCAGCACCGATCCGCAGATGCCCGGGAGCAACATCCCGGTCCTGCTCACGAGGTACGACCTGGCTCCAGGTCAGGTGAAGTTTCCGGACCTGGACTCGGCCACCCTGGGCTGGGACACGGCGGCGCTGAACGTGCTCTACAACGCCGCGGACCTCTTCGTCACGACCAGTCGTGGGGAAGGGTTCGGGCTGACGATCGCCGAGGCGCTCCAGTGCGGCGTCCCGGTGATCGGTCAGAACGTGAGCTCGATCCCGGAGGTCATCGGACCCGGAGGGATCGTGCTCGAGCCGGATCGGCTCATCACGGTACCCGCGGGTCACGACCTGTGGCTGCCGAACATCGAGGCCTTCACCGAAGCCACGGCTCGCATGCTCTCCATGAGCGACGACGAGCGACGGGCGATCGGGGAGGCAGGCAAGCGACACGTGAGCGGGTTCCGCTGGGATCCGACCGCTGACCGTTTCCACGACTTCGTCGAGCTCTTTGCTCGGGGAAGAGCATCGGAGGAGGCAACCGTTGGATCCTGATCTGATCTTCAAGCAGCTTGGCGTCGACCTCGTCAAGGAGGCCGACCACCTCGAGGTCCTGGACGAGGGAAGCTCCCACTTCAAGATCCTCGCCCGCGGCCACGACAAGAACTCCGACGGGACCTGGCCGGGCTCGACGCTGACGGCGGCGGTCGGCAAGGACCAGGATGACGTCGAGGAGTGGCTCCTCAACGGCATCGCGAGCTCGACGATCAAGGATCGCCACGGCGACGTGATGCTGCCGACGGCCCTGATCGACATGGAGCGGGCGGCGAACGATTCGCTGACCATGTTCCTGAACCACGAGTACAAGGTCCCCGAGGACGTGGCGGGCACCGTCAAGTCCGCGAAGATCGTGTCGTTCGGCGTCGAGCAGGACACCGGGGCGCCGATCTACGACCTGGACTACTCGTTCCGGGTCAACAAGATCAACGACCGCGCGAAGGACTCGTTCCTCGCGATCAAGGGCAACACGAAGCTCGGTCTCTCGATCGGCGCGCGCATCCCCGAGGGCGGCGCGATCCGGAACAAGAAGACCGGCCGACTGCTCATCGCCCACGTCGACCTGCTCGAGACGAGCATCGTCGGCGTTCCGGCCAACCCCCGCTCGTGGGTGGAGATGGCCGTCAAGTCCATGCAGGAACCGAAGAAGGTCTTCGCCCTTGGTGGCGTTGCCCTTTCGGTCACCGAGGCCGACTCCCTGGAGCCGGTCGAGGAGCCCGTGGTGATGGAAGGCGTGGAGGTGCCGCTCGGCGCCACCGCGACGCTGGAGGTCCGCGAGGACGGATCCAGCACCGTCACCATCGAGGACTCCGCAACGCCGTCGCAGGACGCTCCTCAGAGCACCCCTGGGAACGACGGGAGCACTGCGTCCGACGACGTGGTGGCAGCTTCGCCCGCACCCGACGTGCAGGCCGACATCGACAAGTGGGGACCGGCAGAGCTGATCCGCGGCCTGGCAGAGGCGAGCGCGACCATCAGCGACCTGACGGTGAAGCTTGGAGACGCCGTCCGGTTCGCCGAGTCGCAGAAGGAGCGCGCCGCCAACGCCGAGCGTGAGCGCGACCGCGTCATCGCTGGGGCCCAGGCCCTGGCGGTCGACACCGCCCAGATCATCCAGCGCCTCGGGTCGCTTCCCGTGGGCCAGCGCGCGTCCTACAAGAGGATCGCGGCCGACTTCAATGACGGCCTCGAGAGCGCGAAGGACATCTACGGGGACGACACGATCGCCCTCCTGAGGAGCATGAACAAGCAATGAGCATGAACTACGAGGACTTCCTGTCCGCGCAGCAGGGAGCCCATGCCGCGCTCGAGAAGGTCGCAGGCCTGCTCGACAAGGCGAACAGCGCACCCGAGCCGCTCATCGGCGCCCCGACGATCACGTCGGGCACCCCGGTGTCCGTGGCCGCGGGCATCGATGCCCAGGCCACCCCGGAGCCCAGCCGGATCCGCCGCGCGCTCACGCCGATGGAGCGCCTCACCGTCAAGCGCGAGCTCCGCAAGCTCGGGACCGACGAGCTGAACGTCCTGTTCAGCGAGATGGCCCGGAAGAAGGACTCGGGCATCCCGCTCGACATGTGGCTCGCCTCGGGCGGCCAGGCCCGGAACGACGGCTTCAGCCTGCTCCCCGGCCAGGTCGCACCGGACGTCGCCCGCGCGATCGACACCTCGTCGGCGTCGGCCCTGATCCGCCAGGATCTCGAGCCCGTGCTGTACGAGCTGTTCATCCGGGAGTTCCCGGGCTTCGAGCGGATCCGCAAGGAACCGGCCAACGGCCTGACCCACACCTGGCAGCAGACGACGAGCTTCGGGGACGCCCAGTTCATGGGCGAGCTCGGAACCGTCACGGACGACCGGTCGAACTACGTCCGGCAGACGACCAACGTCGCGATCGTCGCGACCCGGCGTGGCGTCTCGCTCAAGTCGCAGTTCGCGGTCCTCGCGGGCGGCGCCGGGTTCAACCCGGAGCAGCTCGAGCTCCAGGGCGGCCTGACGGCGCTGGCGCATCGCGTCCAGTACCAGATCTTCAACGGTCACTCGACCGACAACACGGGCACGGCGAACAACGAGCTGGGCCTGTACGACCCGAACGCCTTCACCGGCCTCCGGTCGATCCTCAACACCGCACGGGCGAAGAACGTCAACCCGCTCGCCACGACCCCCGAGGACATCCGCCGGGCGATCAACCAGGCGGCCGTCGAGGTCATGCAGCAGGGTGGCCGCACCTCCATCCTCTGGGGCTCGCCCCTGGACAAGGAGGTCTTCGACGCCCAGCAGGACAAGAACGTCCGGTACGTCGACCGCCAGGTCGATGTCGCCGTCGGCGTCACCGCCACCGCGGTGAACACCGTGTTCGGGGCGCTGCCGTACGGCACGATCCCGGGCGACGCGATCGGCGCCTACGTCCCGACCTCCACGCCCGCAGGGTGGGGCGGCTCGGACACGGCGCGCGACATCTACCTGCTCGACGAGCGGACCGTCACGATGCCGTACCTCGGCTCCGAGGGCCCCACGGTCCTCGACATCCCGATCGGCATCTCGGGCCAGCTCACGCACCTGTTCATCATCTTCGGGATGTGGGGTCTCGCCGTGAAGGCGCCGACCTTCAACAACAAGGTGCGCGTCCGGACCGGTTCCTAGTTCCTAGGACCCCCAGG